CGTCAATCTCATCTTCACGGGATTCAGACAACGCGCCAATGGCCATGTTGAGCCGGTCGCGGGCGGTCGCCAGAATACCAGATTCAGTCTTCTTTTTGCCGCCGTTGGCCACAGCACCGGCTGCGGCAATGCCTGTGTAATCTGCCATTATTTTTTCTTTGCAGTTTTAGCTGACTCTTTAAAATCTTTGGCCGTTGGCGCATTCTTGCTGCCAGGCTTGTTCATCTTCTCTTTAGAGCCAGCTGCGATACGGGCTTGCTTGGCGTGAATGTTGGCGTAAAGCCCAGGTTTAGTTGCCATGATCAACACTTCCATCTTTTAAGGGCTGCTTTGGCTCGCTCGCCGTCTTCGGCGTGTGCCGCTACAGCGCCCATTCTTGCACAAAATGAAGCCTTGCGGCCTTCGTCTGCCTTGGTCTTGGGGTTGGGGGCTGGCGGCTTAAGGTTAGAACCTGTTGCAGCGTTGTACTTCTCGCGGCCTTTGGCCGTCAAACCAGCGCCCTTGGAAACTGGCAGTTTTTCGCCTCGGCCAACTGATAGAGACACGTTCTTTTTCATGCTCCCATCCATCCTGTAGAGACTGCGCTTTGAGAGGCTTGCCTAATTGCAGGCTCCTTGTATTCTCTGTGCGCCACGGGAAAAGCAAACGTCACTGCGAGCGCATCAGCTGCATCTGGTGAAGCTAAACCTCTTGCTCGCATCTCTTTTTTGCCTTCCAAAAATATCGTTCCTGAAGAATTTGGTTTCTTCGTTGGACCCGTAAAATCAGCCTTCAGCTGCCGATCTGTGGGGATACTAGCAGATTTTAACCAGTTACGCATGTCATTCCACATTTCTGCTCGCTTATTTCCAAATGCCTGCGAGTGCTTGGCCTTGCCCCCAAAGTTAACGCCTCGGACCTTGTACCTTTGCTCAGTCAGCCGGTCAAGTATCCCATACCCCAAACCACCTTCATCAATCACGGTCAGGGTTGGCTTGTATTCTTCAATGGCGTCAATCACCCTGCCCACAATTTCCATGGTGTCCTCGCCCTTGTAACGCTTGATGGCCACCAGGTCCCTGCCTTGTCTCACCACAATCACCGTTGAGTCTGCACCACCGCGCGCAGGGTCAACTCCCAAAATGATCGGCGCCGTCAAATCCTTGTACCTTGCCCTCTTCATTGCATCATCCACAATGATCGGGCTAATAAACTGGTCTTCACCAGCTGAAGGGAACTCGCCATACACCTCAACCTTGGCTTGGCTGCTGTCCTCGCCATATTCAGCAATGATCTGCTCATAAACCGACTTGTCGGTGTCTTCCACCGTCCTAGCATCAACAATTTTTGACGTCCAAAAGTCGCGTTTAGCGTGAAAACACTCAAAAAAGTAGCCTTCGTTGCGCCGTGGGTTGGAAAATGCAAACCAGTACCTGTCGGGCGTGTTTTCAGTAAAGAAGCCGGCGCCAACCTCCCAAATAGGGTTGGGAATACCGCTGGATTCGTCAAATATCAGCATCATGCCGTCTTGGTTGTGCACACCAGCGTAAGAATCGGGGTTCTCTGCACTCCAAAGCTTGCCCTCACATGCCCAGTAGCGGGTGCCCTTCCTCAAATCTCGCTCTACAAGCTCAGTTAACCATTGCGCCGGCACTAGCTTGGTGGCTGAGATTTCCCACCAATGGCTGTTGATGAGCATGGCTGCCCACTTTGTCAGCTCGGCCCATGTCACTGAGCGCAGCTGGTTCTCGCTGTTGGCTGAGACAACCACACTGCCACCAATGCGGGTGGTCAACATCCACAAAATCAACCAGGACACCAAAGCAGACTTGCCAATGCCTCGGCCAGATGACACGGCCATGCGGATGGTGTCATAGTCAATCAAACCCTTTTGCTTCTTGATGTGCGCGGTAATGTCTCGCAGCACTTCGCGCTGCCATTTGCGTGGGCCACTGAACTTCTCCAACGGCGTATTCCTTTGGCCCCAAGGGAAAGCAAACAGCACAAAAGCTTCTGGATCATCAGCGATGGCCGGTGACCAAAGCTCAACCATCAGCTTTTGTTCTTCTTCAGACTTGTATATGGTGGTTTGCATTTGTTACGGCGCAGCCAGGTAATTGGTCGGCTGCTCTGGCGCCGGTTGTGGCGCCAACATGTTCTTTGCAGCAATTGCACCACCAGCAAGACCTGCAGTGCCAAGCATTGCAGCGGGAGTGGCGGCACCATAGTAAAGCTCTCGCCAATCACCTTCCTTCATCACCGGCTTGGTGCCGGTGTACCCTGCCTGCTTGTGTGCGGCCAGCGCATCGCGCATTTCTTGCCATGACTGCTTGGGCAACAACCTGTAGTCTGGATGGGCAAACTCATGGGGCTCCAACCGTTGGCGGTAAACATCCCATTTGCGCCACTGCTCTGGGAACAACTCAATCGCTGGGTTTGCGCCCCTAGACTCATCAACGTAGTCAACCACTCGCTTGTAAAACGGGTTGAAGTCTTGCAGCTGCTTGGGCTCAAACGCCAACTTTTCGGGCGTGGCCACTCCAGGTATTTCATTCAATTCACCAGTTTTGGTGCGGTACATCTTTGAGAGCGACGATCCACCAATCACGTCAATGGCAGCCTTTTCAACCTTCTTGGTCGGCACTCCCAAAATAGCTTCCTTGGTTGGCTCCACTCCCAACTTGGCACCCATGCGCGTTCTAAATGCTTCCCCCACAATCGGGTCGTCCAGCATCCTCTCATACGAGTGCCGGATCATGTGCAAATCAACAGCTGACGTATTTGCACGGTTCAAGTCCAACCAAGGCGTACCAAGCGACGCGGTCTTGGGACCCAAGCCTGGCACCTGATTCATCACCCTCAACGTCACATCGCGCATAGTCTCACCAGGCGCAATCTGAAACATCTCAGGCTTGTCCAAAATCAACTTGGCCAACATCGCCTGATTCTTCAAATCAGCCGTGCCCAGCACTCCCATACCACCGCGGCCAGCTGCCTGCACTCCCGTCTGGCCTTGTGCTGTGACAGATAAACCAGGCTCGCCAACCCTACCGGCCAGCGCCTTCAACTCATCCATATTCGTCAACCTCAACCGCTGCGCCAAAAACTCATTTGGCGTCAACGGCGCATTAGGCGACAACTGGGCAAAACTCAACCGGTTAAACATGTCCACCTGATCCGGATTGGCCACCTCATGCGTCCTGATCAACTTCTGCATCAACTTGTCATGCACCTCTTTAGGCAGCGCAGCTGGGTCAATGTTGTTGGCCTTCATCCAGAACATGTCCGGTACCGTGAACTTGCCCTCCAAACCACCAGGTATGCGAATCTCGCGCTTGGTAGTCAAATCAGTAATGCCAAGCGACTTAGGCTCGGTCACCGTCATATTCACCCCGTGCTTCTCGCCCCAAGCCTTCCACTCAGCCTCACTCGCCTTCGCCCCTGGCGTCGTCGGCGCCTCACCCTTCATCCTTGTGCGCGTAGACAACGCATCATCAATCACCGACTTAGGCACATACCCGTTAATCTTGAACGCTGGATTGTTCAATATTGATTTTGCTATGTCCGGATTGCCTTTAAGGATTTTTTTAACCTCAGACCTCGGCACCGCGCTGCCCGTAACCTCACCAGTAAAAGCCAAATCGGCCAACTCTTTATCCTTGCTGCTTAATTTTTGGTATTGTTTTGCAATGTCTTGAAATTTTTGCAAATCAGTTGGCGGCCTTGTTGCGCCAGGCTGAACCGCAAAAGAAGGCTGCGGTGTAATTCCCCTTAGCGGACCTTCGTTAAACATTCCGCGCTCAATTTGCAACAAAGCTTCTTTGCTTAAAAACTTTGCAGCAGGGCCAAGAACTGTACGCAATGCCTGCATACTAGGCCCAACCAAAGTAGCCATTCCAGTGGCATACCCCTGCTCACCTCGACCAATAATATTTTGATAGTTTGGGTGCATTACGCTAAACCCCATCTGATCAGGACGGTCACCCAACACGCCACTGACAAAAGCATATGTCTGCGGATCAGGCAACATATTCACGTTTCTTTGCTGTGCTAATGCTCTTGCCTTTGCCCCTTGACGCTGAATATTCGGGTTGACAAACCCCACAAATTGATTTGCATTGTCAGGCGCCAGTTTGTTTGTGGCCATAAACCCCCCGTTTTGATGGGCTGAATATACCAAATAAATGCCAGCGCAGGGAGTTCCGAATTAAAACAGAAGGAGCTGTGTATGGCTCGGGTACTATGCGCCAGCAGGGTGAATATACATTAAAAAAATAAAAAATTGTGTGCGGGGGCACCCGTACCAGCGCCCTTTTGCGCCGGACCCTCCCCCCCCCGTCGGGCCAGCTGGCGGGCGGGACACCGGCGCCGGCCACACGGCAGCGGGGCATAAGCCAGCGCAGACAGGAAGTTATCCACAAGCTGAGAGCGTTATCAAGCCAAGGTTAAACACATTGGCCTGTGGACAAGTCCAATCTGCTTATTTGCTGGGCACATTCCTATGAGTTATCCACAATCGACTTAACATAATGGACATCGTGTAAAATGGATTATGTAAGCGATCTGTAAGTATGTATATGAATCAACAGGTTAGCGTTGAAAGATATGCACATGCTACTTTGGCTCTACGTCGGTAATGTCGTCCACCTTGGCCATACCAATTTGCACCCTGGCTTGCGCCTGCTCCAGCGCCTGAATAACGCTGATCCGGTTATCGCTGACGCTGACATCGAGCCGGTCACCATATGTCCGCGGCTTAAGCTTGCTGGCCACCCACTTGCGCGCATCGACCTGCAGGCGCTTCTGGTTCACCCAGGCGCTGACTGCGACGCCTTCTAGGTGGTCTGGAATGGGTTGATCGGCCAGCTCGACTATTTCCTCTGCCAAACGGTCTGCTCGCTGCTCTACGGCCTTTTGATAGGCTTCCTTAAGCTTATCGTTGGCCTGCAGCATTCGCCAAGCGTGAACGTAACTTGGCATACCAGGCTCGCGCAAGGCGCCAGACAAGCTGGCGCCGCTGCTGATCTTGTCCAAGATGCCAGGCCAAATGTCTTCGGTGTATTCGATCGGTCTGCCGCCCAAATTCTTCATGTGCTTTGCCCTTTTAGATAAAACCTATCGGCACCGCGGTGTCGATAGTCGAAATCTCGCGCGTAATTATTTCAAAACCTCGGGCGCGAGAATCGCCCAACCCCCAAAAAAACGGGGTACTCACGACAACCGCTTTCCCCCAAAAGCTGGCGGCAACTGATACCAGCGCCGTCATGCTATCACTTCAATTTCAACCGCATAGACTTTGGGACCATCTTTGCGCTGACTGTATTGCCAATCCAAACCTTTGTGGCCATCGTCAACGCCAAGCCAATCAGCCACCCCATCCCTTACCGCTTTGAAGGCTGACTGCAGGTTATCCCCATCCAACGCTCTAGGCGCCACTCTAGTCAACACCAATGTGCATGGTGGAGCTGGTGGTGCTGCAACCGACGCCAATGCGTTGAACGCTTTGGACCGATGACTTTTGGCCAATTTTGCCTTAACAGCCCAATGCAACCTTAAGTTCGCAACCGACACAATCTTAATCGGCACCCTAATTTCAATCATTCAATCCCCCCTTTCCCGTCTTTCCCACTTCCCCGTCCTTCCGATCCTATCCGGCCCATCCGCCATCCGATCCTTCCTGTGTCTATAGACACAGGAGGAAGGATTCGGATGATTGGCGGGGTGGGAATCCGGATGGTTTCGGATG